AGAATGGTGGTTTCATTGCACGAGGTTGTGGCAAAGTAATGTCAGACCGAAGAAAGAAAACGAAGATTGCCTAATGGGAGATTTAAAGAAATGGGTAAACGAGAAATGGGTGGACATTGGAGCACCGAAGAAGGATGGGAAGTATCAGCCTTGCGGGCGCTCAAAAGGTTCGAAGAGAAAATATCCGAAGTGCGTCCCACTTGCAAAAGCCACACGGATGACAAAAGGCGAAAAGGCCTCTGCTGTCAGACGAAAGAGAGCTGCGGGAAATCCGGGCGGTAAACCAACTAATGTTGCAACTTTTACAAAAAGAAAAAAAGCAATGTATGGTGGCATGATAGACATGACTAGAATGAGAAATATATAATGGCTGAAAGAAGAGAAAACCCAATTTCAAGAAACAAAAAGAACTACAGACCTACAAAGTCTGGAGCAGGCATGACTAGAGCCGGTGTCAAAGCCTATAGAAGAGCAAATCCCGGTTCAAAATTAAAAACAGCCGTGACAGGAAAAGTGAAGCCTGGATCAAAAGCTGCTAATCGTAGAAAATCTTACTGCGCACGTTCACTAGGACAACTCAAACGATCATCAGCAAAAACCAGAAACGATCCAAATTCTCGTATCCGTCAGGCACGTAGAAGATGGAAGTGTTAATGGAACCAGAACAAGTACTAAACAATTTAAAACGAGCATTAAACAGAAGAATAGAAGCGTTAGCAATCTCGGTAACGTCCGGCGGGGTTGACAATATGGAAACATATAAGTATATAATTGGACAGATTAATGCACTGGAATCAGTGCGTCAGGAAATCTCTAACCTGCAACAAGATAAGGAGCTAAATGAAACAACAGGTACAATCATCGACATCAAGTCAAAAAATAATAACTCCAAATAAAGAATTAGTAGGAGTTAAAAAATCAGAGAAAAAAGAAGTTACAAACGAAAAAGCAAAACTACCTAAACCAACAGGTTGGCGAATGTTAGTTTTACCTTTTCGAATGGATGAAAAATCTAAAGGGGGTGTATTGTTTGCTAACGAAACAATAGACAAACAACAAGTCGCTTCACAATGTGGAAACGTATTAGCTATGGGTCCAGATTGTTATAAGGATAAAGATAGATTTCAAGAGCCGTGGTGCAAGGTCGGAGACTGGGTAGTCTTCGCACGTTATGCAGGTTCTAGAATAGAAATTGATGGTGGGGAAGTTCGTCTTCTTAATGATGACGAAGTACTAGCAACTGTGCAAGATCCAACAGATATCTTGCATAAATTTTAACATAGGGAGGATACTATGCCAGAAGAGGAAAAGAAAAAGAAACCGAGTGAAATACCGGTCGATATAGATACATCAGGACCAGAGGTCGATGTAGATATAGAAGCAAAAGAGGAAGCAGTTGAAACTGCTCCAGAAACAACGGAACAAGAAACAGTAACACAAGAAGAAACAAGTAAAAAGGAAGAAGACACAAAATTAGAAGACTACAGTAAAGGTGTCCAATCACGTATTGCTAAACTTACTCGTAAGATGAGAGAAGCAGAACGTAGAGAGGCTGCTGCTGTAGAATATGCTAATGCGTTAGAACAGAAAAGAAAATTAGATCAAGAGAGATTTAAAAAAGTCGATTCTGAATATAACACTAAATTTGCAGAGTCTGTAAAATCAGAAATGGAGTCAGTTCAAAAACAATTAGCGACTGCCATTGAAGCTGGTGATGCAGCTGCGCAAGTTCAAGCAAACAAAAGAATTGCTGAGTTAGCTTTTGAAGATGCTAAACTTAAGCAAAGAGCATCAAACGTCAAACAGGATGAAGAACCTGTTAGACTTTCTGATGGTGGAAACTTACCAAAACAAACTCCAACACAAATGCCACAAGCAGATCCTATGGCTGAAGAATGGGCAAGTAAAAATTCATGGTTTGGAACAGATAGAGCTATGACTTTTACTGCATTTGAAATTCATAAGGATTTAGTGGAGAAAGAAGGTTATGATCCTAAATCTCAAGAATATTACGAAGAGATAGATAAAAGGATTAAAGTTGACTTTCCACACAAATTTGGTAATACTGAGAGTCAAGCACCGAGCAGGGCCGTTCAGTCGGTAGCTTCAGCTAATCGAAGCTCAAAACCTGGTCGCAAACAAGTGAGACTCACTTCCTCACAAGTCGCAATAGCGAAAAAATTAGGAGTGCCACTAGAAGAGTATGCTAAACAATTAAAACTCACGGGAGGAGCATAATATGACAAACGAAAAAACTTCACGTGCGGCTGTAACACGGTCAAAGACTGAAAGACCAAAAGTGTACAAGCCACCTTCATCTCTTGATGCACCGCCAGCGCCAGACGGCTTTAGGCACAGATGGATCAGGGCTGAATCTGTAGGTTTCCAAGATAGTAAAAATATTTTTGGAAGACTTAGAGAAGGGTATGAATTAGTGAGAGCTGATGAATACAAAGATTCAGACTACCCAGTTGTGACTGATGGCAAATACGCTGGAGTCATAGGAGTCGGAGGCTTGCTCTTGGCAAGGATACCCGAAGAACTCGCGACTGCTCGAAGTCAATATCAGAAAACACTTTCTGAAGGACAAGACGAAGCAATTGAAAACGATCTTCTGAAGGACCAAGACAAACGAATGCCTATCAAAGTTGATAGAAGTTCAAAGCACACTTTCGGTGGTACTAAGAAGTAATTCTCAAACTATCGATAGTTAAATATAAACCCGTACTGGAGGCCGTTTAACGACGGCAGGTACATTAAGGAGTAAGCACTATGGCTAACAAACAAACAGCCGGTTTTGGTCTAGAAGCTTCTGGCGTAATGGGATCTACTCCCGCTACTTCAGGACAAGGCAAATACTGGATAGATGCTGCAGATGCTACTGCGATATACAACGGTGAACTCGTAAGAATCACTGCTGGTTATGTCGTAACGGCTCAGGCAGCTGTAACAAACCCTACACAGGGTGTGTTCAATGGTTGTTTCTACAACGATGCAACTACATTAAAGCCAACTTGGGTAAATTATTATCCAGGTGGTATTACTCCAGCAAACAGTGAAGACATTAAAGCGTACGTATTAGATAATCCGTTCCAAATTTATAATGTAGTAACTGATGCACAAATCGCAGCGAGCGTTCCAGCTTCTCATGCTAAAATCATGGAAACTTATGGAATGAACGTTTCGGCTACATCAGGAACTGCTTCTGGCGGAAGATCTTCTTCTACGCTAAAAGTCTCAGCTGGTTCACATGCAACTAACAATCAATTTAGATACTTAGGTGACGCAGAGGATCCTGAGAACAACGACGTAACTGCAGCTTTCGCTACAGTTAGAGTTGTACAAGCTCTAAATGATTTAGTCATGGATACATAATATAGGAGCATAAAATGGCAATATCACGAGCACAGCTAGTTAAAGAACTAGAACCAGGCCTGAATGCACTATTCGGGCTGGAGTACAAAAGGTATGACAACGAGTCTGCCGAAATATACAACACAGAATCAAGTGACAGGGCTTTCGAAGAGGAAGTAATGTTATCTGGTTTTGCTAACGCAGATGTAAAAGCAGAAGGTCAAGGCGTTTCATACGATCAAGCGCAAGAGACTTACACTGCTCGTTACACTATGGAAACAATTGCATTAGCTTTTGCAATTACAGAAGAAGCAATAGAGGACAACCTTTATGACAGACTTTCTTCTAGATACACAAAAGCTTTAGCAAGATCCATGAGCAATGCTAAGCAGGTTAAAGCAGCAGCACCTTTAAACAATGGTTTACCAGGGGTTGCAGCAACATCAGCTTTCCAAACAGGTGATGGCAAAAATTTATTTGCTACAGATCACCCTACAGTAAGTGGAACTGATGTATCTAACACTTTAGCAACGCAAGCTGACTTAAACGAAACTTCATTAGAACAAGCACTGATTGATATCGCTGCTTTCACTGATGAGAGAGGTTTAAGAATCGCAGCTAAAGGAGTTAAAATGATAATTCCTTCTGCGAACCAGTTCAACGCTGAGAGATTGATGAAATCTCAAGGTAGAACTCAGACAGCTGATAATGACATCAATGCAATCAACTCAATGGGAATGATTCCTCAAGGTTACAGAGTGAACCATTTCTTAACTGACGCTGATTCTTGGTACATTATTACGGATGTTCCAAATGGTATGAAGCACTTTGAAAGAACTCCATTGACAACTTCAATGGAAGGTGACTTCGATACTGGTAACGTAAGATACAAAGCTAGAGAAAGATACGTCTTCGGATGTTCTGACTATAGAGGTATCTTCGGCTGCGAAGGTGTATAATCTACATTAATTTATGGGGCCGCCTTAAAACGGCCCCATTTATCTAACAAACTGGTGAGATACATGAAAAAATTTTTAGTAAATATTTGGGCTTACAACCATCACGCAAAATTTGACGTATTATCAGAAGATAATGCTGAATCCTTAGAAAATGCAATCCTTGACAAAATTGGAGAAAAGAGTATAAAATGGGAAGATCTTGGAATTAGTTATGATGACAAGACTAACAGAATAACCTATGAGGAGGTTATAGATGATACAAGACCTTTACAAACAAAAAAGGTCCTGGGAGTTGAAGTGGGAACAGGAGCATCTATCTAATGGTAGATACACTCTTGAAATGGTTCGGATCGATGACAAAATCAAAGAAGTCATC